GCGGTGCTGGCCGTGACGGAGGGCCGCCACAAATGACCCCGACCATTATCAAAGCCTATGAGGCCTCGGCCGCGATCGCGGCCTTTCGCATCGTGAAATTCTCCGACGAGGAAGCCTCGTCGAAGATCGCGACCGCCGCCGACAATCTCGATCGGCTGGTCGGGACCACAGGCAAGCTGGGCGGCGGCATCGGCAAGATGGTCGATGTCGTGCGCGGCGGCATCGGCGGCGTCACGCTGGGCGGCACCGTCAAGGCCGGCGACTGGCTGACCAGCGACGCGAACGGCAAGGCGGTCGCCACTGTGACCGGGGGCGACCAGGTGATCGGCAAGGCCGAGCAGCCCGGCGTCGCCAACGACATCATCGACTATTTCTGCGCCCCCGGCGTGATCGGCGAGGAGATCGACTGACATGGACCGTCCGTTCACCGTAGACCCCGCGCTGACGGCGATCGCCATCGGCTACAAGAATCCGGCGAGTGCCTATATCGCCGACCAGGTGCTGCCGCGTACGCCGGTCAGCGCCGAGCGGTTCAAATGGACCGAATATCCGATCGCCGAGGCGTTCAACGTGCCCGACGCGCGCGTCGGCCGCACCGGCCGCGTCCAGCAGCTGGAGTTCGGCGGCGAGGAGAAGGACAGCTCGACCGAGGATTACGGCCTCGACAGCCCCATCCCCTATTCGGACATCAATGCCGCGCGCGAGGCGCGCGAGCGCAAGGTGTCGGCCTTTGATCCCGAAGCGCATGCGGCAATGATGCTGACCGACACGATCATCAACATCCGCGAGGTGCGCGCCGCCAAGCTGGTGTTCAACGCCGCCAACTATGTGGGCGGCCGCAAGATCCAGCTCGCGGGCAGCAGCCAGTTCTCGCACGCCGATTCCGATCCGCTGGCCGTGATCACGACGGGGCTGGACGCGACGCTGATCATGCGTCCCAACACCGCCGTGCTCGGCCGTTCGGTGTGGAGCAAGCTGCGCGGCCATCCGAAGCTGGTCAACGCGGTCAAGGGCAATGTCACCAGCTCGGGCCTGATCACCGTCGAGCAGTTCCGCGAGCTGCTGTCGGGCGAGGGCATCCAGAATGTGCATATCGGCGACGCCTGGTTCAACACCGCCAAGCCCGGCCAGGCGCCGGTGCTGACGCGCGCCTGGGGCAAGCATATGTCGCTGCTCCATCTCAACCCCATCGCCTCGCCCGAGGGCGGCGGCGTCACCTTTGGCCTGACCGCGCAATATGGCACGCGCCTCGCCGGGCGGATCGAGGACAAGGACGTCGGCCTGGAGGGCGGGGTGCGCATCCGGTCGGGCGAGAAGGTGAAGGAGCTGATCGTCGCCAAGGACGTCGGCTATTTCATCGAAGACGCGGTCGCCTGACGATGGCGCGCAAACCGGCAAAGCCCGCCGCAGCGGGTGCCGCGAACCAGCCGGCCGCCGCAGCGCAGCCGGCCGTCGAAACCCCATCCCAGGACGCCGGCGGGGCCGAAGGGACATCGAGCGATGCGGCCGCATCGCCCGGTGGACCGGAGGCGAAGGCATCGGACGCAGGTCACGCGCCCGATGCTGCCGACCCCGCCGGCACATCCGGCGCGTCGGCGGCGCAGGATGCGGAGTCTCGCCCGCAGACCGAAGCCGCGCCCACCGATCAGGAGAGCGTTGTCGATGAAGGGAAACAACCGGAGGACAGCGTTCAGCCTCCGGTCGCCGAACGCCGCCGCTTCGCCGTGCGCCGCGACCTGCTGATCGACGGCGCCCTGCTCACGCCGGAAGACGGCGGCGAGGCGGCGCTCGACCGCGCCCAGTTCGACCATCTCAGCGCGAGCGGAACGGTCGAGGGTCAATGGGAGGACGGGGAGCCCGCCGATGGCTGAGCGCACCCCCGAGCATCAAGGTCTGCCGGTCGCGGGCTATCGGCCGCAGAGCGCCGAGGCCGTGGACCTGGTCAATGGCTTCAAGGCGGACGAGGAGCGGCTGCTGCGCGCGCTCGACGCGATGGCCGACAGCGGCGGTGAGCCGCGCTTCGATCCGCGCTGGCTGGCGATCGCGCGCACGGCGCTGGAGCAGGGCTTCATGGCGCTGATCCGCGCGGTGTTCCGCCCCGCCCGCATCCGCCTGCCCGGCGATGAAAAGCCCGAGTGAGGTGATGACGCATGCCCTATGCCACGATCGACATGCTGGTCGCCAAGCACGGCGAGTCGATGCTCGTCGAGCTGACCGATCGCGGCGATCCGCCGACCGGCGACATCGCCCTGACCGTCGTGACGCAAGAGCTGGCGAACACCGACGCGCTGATCGACGGCTTTCTGGCCGGGCGCTACCGGCTGCCGCTGGCCGCGCCTGTGCCGCCGTTGCTCGCGCCGATCGCGATGGCGATCGCCATCTATCGCCTGCACGTCTATTCGGCGCCCGAGAAGATCGAGGCGGACTACAAGGCGGCGATCGCCGACCTCGACCGCATCGCCAAGGGCACGATCCGGCTGCCCGGCGCCGAAGGCGTCGAGCCGCCCAGCTCGGGCGCGTCGGGGGTCCAGGTGACCGACCGCGCGCGGCCCTTCACCGAGCAGAATCTGACGGGGTTCATCTGATGGACCGCTCCGCCGACGTGAGCGCGCGGATCGAGGCCAAGGTGCCCGCGCTGGCCGGCCGCTTCGAGGCCGCCGCGCGGCTGGCGCAGCTGATCGCGCGCGAACAGGCGCCCGAGCGCACTCCCGCCGCTTTCGCGCTGTTCGGCGAGATCCAGGGCGGCGCGGCCGACATGATCACCGGCTTCTTCTCGCAGCATGTCCGCGAGACGGTCGCGGTGCTGCTGTTCGAGCGCGCGGCCGACGACCGGCACGGCGGCAAGGCTGGCGCGAAGCTTTCGTCGCTGGTGACCGACGTGATCGAGGCGGTGTGCGGCTGGGGCCCCGACGACGGCATTGGCGGCGTCTTCACGCTGCGCTCGGCGGGCTTCGTCGGCTTCGTCGGCAGCGCGCTCCTCTACCAGATCGATTTCGCGCTCGACGACCAGATGAGGATCACGACATGACAAGAGGCAAAGCCCGCAAGCCCGCGCGTCCGCAGGAAGGCGGCCGCTATATCCGGCAGAAGAACGGCGCGCTGAAGCGCGTCGCGGAAACGCTGCCCGCCGATACGCGGGCCGGCCAGGAGCCGCCCGCCGGGGAGCCGCCCGCAGAGGAGGCGGCCAGCGAGGAGCAGGCCGCGATCGCCGACACCGAAATCCCGCCCGAAGACGCGGCGGACAGCGAACAGGAGGGCTAGATGCCGTTCTACTGGAAGAAGAAGGTCATCCTCGCGAAGGCCGAGGCGGTCTATGGCACCGATCCCGTCCCGACGGGCGAGGCCAACGCGATCCTGGCGACCAACATCAGCCTCAATCCGATGGAGGGCGAGGATGTGTCGCGCAACCTGGAGCGGCCCTATTTCGGCGCGCAGGAGCAGCTGCCGGTCGGCCTGCACAGCGTGCTGACCTTCGACGTCGAGATGGTCGGGTCGGGCACGCTCGGCGAACCGCCGGGCTGGGGTGTGCTGCACCGTGCCTGCGCGATGGCCGAGACGATCACCGAGGATACGTCGGTCGAATATGAACCGATCAGCTCGGCGCTCGAATCGGTCGCGCTCTACATCAATATCGACGGCGTGCTGCATATGCTGCTCGGCGGGCGCGGCAATGTCGTCGGCACGCTGAACGCGCAGGGCATCCCGGTGTGGCGCTATACGATGACGGGGCTGTTCGCCCAGCCCACGGCGACGGCGGCGCCGGTGCCCGACTATTCCGGCTTCCAGACGCCGCAGGTCGCGAACAAGGCGAACACCCCGACCTTCACGATCGGCGGCACCGCCTTTCGCCTGCGCAGCTTCGAGTTCAACCGCGGCGCGCAGGTCGAGCGGCGCTTCCTGGTCGGTTACGAGGCGATCGAGATCGTCGACGCGGTCGAGACGCTGAGCTGTCAGGTCGAGGCGGTGGCGCTCGCCACCTATAATCCGTTCACCGCGCCGATCGGCGCGCCATCGGCCATCGCGCTGGTCCACGGCACGGTCGCGGCGACGCGGGTGAAGCTGGACTTCCCCAAGGCGAAGCAGCGGCGCCCCGGCTACACGAGCGAGCAGAATATCGTCGAATGGCCGCTCACCTTCGACCCGCTGCCCGACGAGGGCAACGACGGCTTCAAGATCACGCTGAGCTGATCCGGCGCGGCGCAACAGGAGAATATGGATGGGTTTCACGGTCACTTCGGAGCGGCAGTTCACCGCCCGGCTGCGCGTGCTGGTGCCGGTCGACGGCGGGCACCGCGAGGAAGCGTTCAAGGCGCGCTACCGCGTGCTCGACACCGCGCGGATCGAGGATTTCGATCTGCAGAACGGCGGCAAGGAGGCGAGCGACGAATTCCTGCGCGCGGTGATCGTCGATCTTTTCGACCTGCTCGGCGAGGACGGCCAGCCGATCACCTATAACGACGAGGTGCGCGACCAGGTGATCAACATCCCCTATGCGCGCATCGCGCTGGTCCAGGGCTATTTCGACGGCGTCTCGAAGGGCCGCCGGGGAAACTAGAGGCGGCCGCGCGGGCCGGGGCCGGCGCGCGCGGCGCCGCCGGACCGGACGAGGCGGCGGCCGATCTCGAGGCATTTGGCGCGCCGCCGGACGTCCGCGCGGCGCTCGATCGGTCGGAGGAGGCCGGGGACGATTTCGCGCTATGGCCGGAAAATTGGGACATCTTCACGGCGTTCCTCGCCGTCGCCACCCAGTGGCGCATCGTCCCGATCGGCGCGATGGGCGCCGCGAAGCTCTTTTACGCCGGGCTCGACTATGCCGGGGTGCGGGCGCGGCTGGAGGCGCGGCTGGCTGGCGATCCCGACCTGTGGGACGGGCTGCAGG